CAGAACGGACTGGACAATGGAGCGTATAACCTGGACAAGGTAAACGATGCCATTAACGAAGTCACGACCAGACTGGTTGATGGAACTATAGCGGATTCACTGAGCAAAATTGATGAAAAGACCGGGGAGGTACAAGCCGGAACCGGAGGCTGGAGCAAAGAAGTTGAGGATGTATTCAAACAGTGGCAGCAGGGCGGAGCTACACAGAAAGATGTTATTGATGCCATTGTGACAGATATTCAAAACACAGAGAACCAGCAGGACAAACTGAACAAAGCAGCGCTGGCATTCGGTACAATGGCCGAGGACGGCAATGCGAAGTTTATCGAGTCGCTCACTACGGTAGGGGACACCTATGATGACGTGGCTGGATCAGCAGAGAATATGTTCGACCAGTCCACGACAGACTCCCAGACGTTTGAGGCAAGCATGAGACAGCTGGAGCAGAGCCTGATTCCGTTGGGAGAGGCACTGATGAACCTGGCAAACAATATCATTCCACCGATAGCAGCAGGATTGAAACAGACGGGAGAGTTTTTCGGAAAACTGCCAGAGCCGGTACAGAATTTTGTGATTATACTGGGGGCTGTGATTGCCGCCTTTACCACTTTAGCCCCTGCCATAACAGCGGTTATGATGATTGTGGGAACGCTAGGAACAGCGGTCCTAGGACCAATCATCGGAATTATTGCCGGTGTAGCTGCAGCAATTACCGCAATCATAGCCATTGTGAAAAACTGGGGCGCTATATCGGAGTGGTTCGGAGATTTATGGGTAAAAGTGAAAGAGAAATGCTCACAAGTGTGGGAATCAATCTGCTCATTTTTTACCGAAACGATACCGCAGGCATGGGACAGCCTGGTGGCAAAATTCCAAAGTATCCCGGAATGGTGGGCTGGAATCTGGAACCAGATTTCGGATTTTTTCACAAACGCATGGAATACGATCATGCAGAATCCTGTAGTACAAGAAACTATAGGAACCATAACAGGCCTTTGGCAGACCGGAGTTAATACAATTCAGTCAATCTGGAGCGGACTTGTTGATATCGCAAAAGGTGCATGGGAGCTTTTGAAAAACACGATTCTCGCACCGGTTCTTTTACTGATAGATCTCGTAACAGGAGATTTCAGCAAATTAAGCACGGATGCACAGGCTATCTGGAATAATATCAAAAATGCAGCAAGCCGGATCTGGACAGGAATCAAAACGGTTGTAACAACACTGATACAGGGGCTAAAAACGAATGTCTCAACACTATTCACTAGCATAAGAGATATAGCGAATGGAATTTGGGAATCTATTAAAGAAAAAGTTACGACTACAGCTGGAAAGCTGAAGGATTCAGCTGTTGATGCGTTTAGAAGCATGGTATCAAACATTGGCACTGCCTTGTCCGGGTTAGGAACCGTAGTCGAGAATGGATTTCAGTCGGCAATTAACTTTATCGTTTCTCTTCCTGGGAAAGCATGGAACTGGGGTGTAGATTTCGTGAACGGAATCGCAAATGGAATCAGAAGCGCCATAGGAGCCGTGACAAGCGCTGCTTCGGACGTGGCAGGTAAGATTCGGGCTTTCCTTCATTTCTCTGTACCAGATGAAGGACCTTTGACTGACTATGAAAGTTGGATGCCGGACTTCGTTCAGGGACTTGCCAAAAGCCTTGAGAACAGCCGGGGAATGATACAGAAAGCAGTACAGGGCCTTAGTAGTGACCTGATTGTATCTGCAAATGTAACAGGTGTTCAGACTGCCGGAACCACAAACGTAAATTTCTACGGAAATTATAAGTTTGAAGATGCGCAGGAGATTGACTACTTAATGAACCAGGCAGCACTGAGAATATCGAGGAAACGTTAATGATAGTAGATGGAAAAGATCTGACAAAAAAATATAAAGGAAAAATAAAATTTGGCCAGCAGACCATCCAGCCACGACAGGTAAATACTTACACAGAGTGGCTGGATCATAATGCGGATCCGACCCGATCATGGTTCCCTGAGACGCGGTTTTTCGAAGTGCAGATAGAAATGATTGTATCCGGGAGCACTAAAACAGAGGCAGAGCTGAGAATCAGTGAGGTAGTTAACGACTTTGTGACCGGAAGTATGATCAGACTGGACAATGTTGATATAAATATCAGTGCAGAAGTTACCGGAGTCGAAAAAGAATTCATAAAAAGATGGGACTATAAAGTGACAATAACAATGCAGGGATGGGAAAAGAGTACAGAGCAGATTACGGTTGCGGTGAATGGTACCGTACAGATTATTCTTGCAGAAGGAAATCTAGCGGCTCCTTGCGATATTGAAATCACTCCAAAAACAGATATAGCACAGATTCAGTTGTTTGGCGCATTTTACGACCAGGTCTCCGGATCCGATGAAGGAATAATTATCAAAAATCTGAAGCAAGGAAAAAAGATAGTGATTAGCGGAGATGATTGCACAGTTCTTCAGGAGGGAAAGAACAAATTTTCAGACACAGAGTTCTGGGCGTTTCCGCACCTGAGACCAGGAAGCAATACAATCAGCTGCACAAGTGATCAGTGCGATATTGTTATTAAATACAAACCACGATATATGTAAAGGAGAGTTGAAATGAGATTTACAAATCAGAAGATTGAGAACATGCAGAACGTGCTTACGGCAGTTGGAAATAAAGAAATTGATAATCCCGTTCTCGCACTTAAAATTGCAAGAAACAACTATAACCTTACTCAGGTATTAAATCCTGTTCTGAAAGTTAAAAACGATATCTTAAGAAAATATGGCGAAAAAGATGAAAAAGGCAAGATCGTCATGGACGAAGACGGAAGAATCCGTATCACAGATATCCCTGGATATAACACGGAAATCACCACGTTGATGAATACAGAAACCGATGTGAATGTTGAGCGCTTTTCAGAAGAAGAATTCAAGAAAATGAACGCAACTCCAAATCAGCTTATGACTTTACTTGAAATAGCAAAATAATCATGAAAAAGCGGGGAGGATAACATGCTTAGAATATTAGATAAAAATAAAGTCCCCGTGAAGGGTTTGCGGAAATACAGTGATTTGTGTATCGAAAACTCGATTGAGCTTGATGATAAGACACTTACGTTTTCGGTACCGTACAGAAATGTCAGATCAGCTATTGCGGTTGAAGGGTACATAGAAACAAAAGAAGACCGATTTGTTGTTAAAGAAATCGAAAAAAGCAGTGAGGGAACAGCAAATATAACGGCGCAACTGGACTTGGAAAGCCTGGAAGGAAAACCGTTCAGGACATTCAGATCAGAAGAACAAACGATAAAAGCAGCATTGCAGCTGGCATTTACAGGAACTGGCTGGACAGTTGGTGAGTGTAGTGTTTCAAAAAAACGAACACTGTCCATGGCAAATGTGTCTGCGCTGGATGTCCTGAAACAGGCTTTGAAAACATATCGGGCTGAGATTAAGATTGATTCTAAAAAACAGAGCATCGATATATATCCGGAAATCGGAAGTGACAAGGGAGTGTATTTTTCAGACCAGCTGAATCTTCGAAAGCTTACTGTACAGTATTCCACATATGATTTCTACACAGAGATAGAGCCATACGGAAAAGATGGATTAACCATTGAAACAGTTAATTCAGGAAAGATTTATCTGGAAAATCATCAGTACAGCAGCAAGAAAAAACGCTGCATCTGGAAAGATGAGAGATATACGATCGCAGATTCATTAAAAGAAGATGCTGCAGCAAAGCTGGCAGATATGAGCAAGCCGTATGTATCATACAGTGCAGACATCGTAGATTTATCACGAAATTCCCAAAAATATTCAATACTCCAATACGAAATCGGTGATACGGTAACTTTAATCGATCACGTTACTGGAGAGAAAGAGAAGCAGCGTATTGTAAGTGTGAAAATTTATCCGGAGGCGCCGGAAAAGAATAGCTGCACACTGGCGAATAAAGTTCTGACTTTTGATGAGCTGGCACAAAAGTATGAAGATACCGCAGATACGGTGGATAACATCACGAACGATAATGGCCAGATTGACGGAGATGCAATCGATGGAATACATAGCAGACAGATTATTGATTTGGAAAATGGAATAATTGAATCAGCGTACATCAAAGAGCTAGGTGTAAAATATCTGGATGTGTCTGGAAAAATCACAGCTGTAGAAGGCGAATTTGGAATACTGAAATCAAATACGGCACAGTTTGAGGAAACGTATACGAAAAGACTGGAAGCTGTAGAAGGAGATATCTACACCCTCAGAACAACTGATTTTACAGCTGTTAACGCCAAAATCGGTATCCTGGATAATGAATTCGGGAATATCAAGGTACTTTTATCAGGCGGTGCTGGTATTGGTGAAATACAGAACATCCACCTGACCTCACAGAATGCGGTCATTGACTCGGCTCTGATTCGGTCAGCGGTGATGCAAACAGTATCTGTTGCAGATCTTCTTGCCGGCACAATCTCAACAAACAAATTCCTGATAGCTTCCGACGATGGCGGCATCCGTATCCAGGGAGCAACGCAGCAGTGGTCCGATACAGATGGCACAGTCCGGATGCAGGCTGGACGGGACGCAAATGGAGATTTCACCTTCTCCCTGTTTGATAAGACCGGAAAAGGCATCCTGATCGATGCAACAGGTGTTAAGCCTGATGCGATAGCAGATGGGCTGATCGTCAATAAGATGGTGTCTGATTCGGCCAACATAGCAGCATCTAAACTTGATATAAACAGCCTGTTTACAGAAATCAATAACAGCTCCAAGGTAATCAAGAGTAACCGTATCTGGCTGGATGATTCTAACCAAAGTCTTAATCAGGCATACACTAAGATGAGCCAGAATATCACCCGGATTGGAGACACTGCAAGTTCTGCATCAGATAGTGCATCAGCGGCAACAGATGCGGCTAAGAAGGCCATGGAAACATTATCTGGTATCTCAACACTGGATGCTATTGGTGCATCGCTCAATAATGACGCTCATGTGGTCCATACCTACGCAGATGGAACCGGAGGGGATTACAGTTCCTGTTACACTGTCTTTTCAGTGTTCCTGGGTGATACAGATGTATCTGATCATATTGATGAGATCAAGGCTACTACATCTCCCGGCATAGCCGGAACATGGGATCCGAATCTCAGAAAGTATCAGGTTACTGCAATGTCCACTGACAGCGGATATGTTGATATATCGGCACTGTACGGACTGGAAAGTAAAGTACTTCTGGTAGGCGGTAAAGGCTTGATTATTAGTGGCAAAACGATGGTAGTGAAGTCCGTGGGCTCATGGATCACAAAGCGTTTTTCTGTATCCAAAGCTAAGGACGGTAAGATTGGCCTGAGTTATGACCTGAGAGCTAGTACACAGATTATTAAGAAACTGAAAGATGATAAAACACTGGAACCAGCAAATGTGACGTTCTCAGCTTTTAAAAATGACAATGGTATGGTGAGCAGTTATTCCGGAAAGTTCCAGATCGAAGAGTCAACGGATTCCGGGAAGACCTACAATATCAAATATGGATCCACATCTCCGGAGCTGATGAAGGTATATACTCCATCTGGCCCGGATGTAAATATCATCAAATGCTCTCTGTATGATGAATCTGGTGTGCAGCTCCTGGATACGCAGACGGTATCGATCATATCAGATGCTGCAGGTCTTGCAAAAGATATAGCCGCAGCAGACAAGAAGGCACAGGAAGCTAAGAGCGCAATTGAAACGACATCTCAGGAGGTGGCTAATATCCAGAGCAGTATCAAAGGGTTTGAAACAGAACTATCTCAAACCATAACTGATCTGCATGGTGTTACAGATGGAACACTCCTATACAATGCGAAGTATCAGGACAATGGCGACGGAACTACTACGATATCAGCGGTTCTATATAAAGCTGGCAAGGATGTTACAAAAGAATATCCGGCTGCATGGTTTGCCTGGAGCAGACGCACAGAGAGCGGCGAAGTGTTCCTACAGTATGGCTATTCAGTAACAGTAAATAACAATGATTATATGTTCGGTGGAGTAGTTATCGGACAATTCACAAGATATATACATATGGCTCTTGTCGTTGGTGACAAGATTCTGGTAGTTGGAAGTAAGGCTATATGCTTACAAGTAGATGCGTAAGGTGCCCGATCAGGGCACCAGAAAGGAGATAATATGGCATTACCGCAGGACGGCCAGAACGCAAATGCCTTGGCCACAGTAAAAGAAGTACCAACAGGAAAGAAATTGATATTTGTAGACCCAACCACAAATGAGGGTGGTGTTATCACACTTGAGGATTTGACCACCCAGATACTCAAAAATTTGACATCGCAAACATTTGCATTAGATCAGGGAACCAAGACACTTCCAGCCGCACTTAATGAATTAAATAGTAAGACGCCATCAAAATACGTAAATTCTTTGGAAAACTACATGAAAAACGCTCCTATAGGCGTGAATTTTTGTGATTGTCAAGGAGCAGACGATAATCCCGACAAAGGTACTATGTCAATATGTATGACATTTGTTAATGATGATCACAGTTGGGGAGTACAGTATCTTTTTGTATATGAGCGCATTCGTTACCGTATAATGAGTAATGGTGCTGTGGACGAATGGAGGCGAATAATATAGAAATTTTCCTCTTCCCATTTAATTGGTTTGTGAACAGAGCACTTCTTGTGGCAAAATAAAGGTAAAATAAAGCCATAGGAGGTGCACTTTTTTGACAAAAATCGAAATGATACAATCGAGGATAATGGAGAGGATGCAGGATATACTTTCGAACGAACAGTTGCAGCACTTGGAGAACGTCTTGGCGATAGAATTCCACGGGATTGAGGTGCAGGAGGAGTGTACGCAGCTAGTAACGTCAGAAATTCACTGGCAGAAGATTCTTAGGACCTTCATTGCTTCGAAAAGAATCGAGAACTGCAGTCCAGGAACACTGGAAAGATATAATGACTGTGTAGTTAAGCTTGTCACGGCTCTGAATAAGCGGCTACAGGATATCACAACGAATGACATTCGATACTATCTTGCAATGTATCAGGAACAGAGGAAGATCTCTATGAGCTATATGGATACGATCAGACGGTACCTAAGTAGCTTTTTTGCATGGATATCGGATGAGGGGTATATTAGCCGCAATCCTATGAGGCGCCTTAAGAAGATTAAGGTACCAAGAATGATTAAGAAACCCTTTACACAAGCTGAAATGGAGCATCTGCGCTGTAACGCGGAGTGCCAGCGAGACATAGCAATCATGGCGTTCCTGTACAGTACAGCGGCCAGAATTGGGGAGGTTGTGAGACTGAACCGGAAAGACATAAATTGGGCTAATAAGGAAGTGATTATATACGGAGAAAAGGGAAAGAAGGAGAGAAGAGTATACCTGACGGATGATTGTGCATATCATCTGCATAAGTATCTGTTATCCAGAGATGATACAAACCCGGCCTTGTTCGTGAGCAATAAGCGGCCACACACCCGCCTAGGAAAGCAGGCAATCCAGTCCATGCTACGAACACTTGGCCAGAAGACGGAAATCCATGCACATCCGCATAAATTCCGTCGCACATTACTGACGGACGCCGGAAACCGAGGCATACCACTTCAGGAAATCCAGATGTATGCCGGACACCAGAAGCCAGACACGACTATGATGTATGTGACGGTAAGTGAAGAAAACGTCCGAGCATCATTCAGACGGTATATAGCCTGAATTGTTCTAAATAAATAATATAATTTTTTGAAGCTGGCAGAAATGGCAGCCTTTTTGTCGTACCTAAAAAACTACAAAAAGGAAATGAGGATTAAGAAGATGTTCAGAGAGACGATATTATACAAAATGGGAAGAGGAAAGTTATTAAGAAATTATTGACCATTTTCCCCAAGTACCTTTGTCACAATACCTCGAAGCAACGGTGGTTTTAAGTTGACACGAAATAATAAACTGAAATGCGTATCCGGCTTGGTCAATTCTGATACTTTTTATAAAGCACCATTGATTGCCAAATGTTTTATCATAGTTAGAGTTTATCCAGCTCATTGCTTCGAAATCAATATTTCTATCAATTTTTGCATGGTTATCAGCAGTTGTATCTCCGATATTTTCAGTAAAAAACCGCTTACTATTTAACTTATAGTCACAGGATCAAAGCAGATTAAAAGTGCTGTGCTCCAGGGAATAAGTGTCACTTTCAATGTTGCCGAAGAAGTATCAAGTACGGGTGGTGCTGCGTATTCAGATTTTTTTGATAGTTCTGTCGCTCCCGTCTGCTTTCCTGTTATGTATAAAGAAGTAATGCAGTTGTTATCAATTAGTAGAAACGAAGTCATATGATTGTTTACACTATTCCACTTTACGCTTACTGTTTTGGTAGAGCCATCACTATGTATAATATAACTATCGGCCTTGAACCGCTTACTATTTTGTTTGAATAAATGTTTGTGAAAAAGCGTCTGCGGATAATAAAGCAAATTTTGAATACGGAGTGATTCTTGATCCAGTTATAGTGACGGATTTATTATCAGCGACTGTATTATAAGTTGCCCCGTCAAGCGCCAGTATTTTCGCTTCCACATCGTCGCTTTTTTTGTTGCGAAAGCATGTAAACACAGCAGCCGTAAGTTCATTTGGGTTAGATCTTCCAAAGAGCAAAAATGAGTCACCGATGTAATCACCATCGAACACATTTACTACTATGGATCTTTCGTTGGTTCCAGTTTGGATTTTAAGTAGGTTACTATTTAATCTCACAGAAAGGAGGTGAGAAAAAATGAGATTTCAGAAAGAAGTGAATATTTTTGCACCGGACGCGATATT